GCCGCCGGCGCCGACGCCGCCCGCGCCGCCGACGCCGCCGACGCCGCCGACCACGCCGCCGACTCCGCCGACCCCGCCGTCTCCGCCGACTCCGCCGACTCCGCCGACTCCGCCGACGCCGCCGACGCCGCCGCCGACCGCGCCGCCGACTCCGCCGCCTTTTTGTCTACCGGCAGCCCTTTCGTTAACTGTACCAGTACGTCAGCACATTGCTTTACGGCGACGGCGACAAGCGGATGCTCGCGCGCGCTCAATTCTTCGGTCAACAGCCAATGCAAGAACTGCCAATGCACTCGCGACAAATCGGCGCCAGGTTTGATGGCAGACAGAAACCGGGCCGGAAATGTTTTGGCCTTGGCGTTGGGCAACCCTTCAAACAGCGTGTCTTCTAATCGCGCCAACGGCAGCGGAATTCCTAGTTCTATTTCGTACGCTATATGCGCACCTGAATGTATCGTGCAGCCGACAGCGCAGCCTTTGCCATTCTCCCAATATCTACCCTTGACAATGGCGTCAGCTTTCGCGTGAGCGCGCACTCGACGAAGATATTTAGCCTTAATTTTCGGGTCAGCATGGAACGCGAGTATGCTCATTTCAATAACTCCAATGTGATGATAAAAGCGAATCCGATGATTTCGAGCGCGAACAGACGGCCCAACATGCGGCCCTGACGCTCGGCTGCCTCTTGCAACGCGCGGTTTTGCATGCGCTGCGTGTCGGTCATTTTGGGCAGAGCGCGGACGTTCATCGCACGATACCGAGACGCCCCATTCGATGCACGAGGCAACCGACACGCCCGTCAGGCACGCGGACGATTTGCGGGTTGATGGGCCTCATGTTTCCCAAAGCCCGAGTTGCCCGCGCGCAGGTATTGGCCGCTTGAGGGGGCGCACGTGGTCAATGTGCCAGTGCCACGCTTGAGGCTCGCCCCACGGCGCAACGAGTACGTCGGACCATACGCACGCAACAAGCTCAGCCGTGCCTATCAACGCGCCGTATATGAACTCGTTGGCGTCGGGGCACCCTTGGGTTGCGCCGAGCCGCGTTTCGCAATTGAGTAAATCGCGGAAGTGCGGCACAGCTATACCTGCGTGAATATAGAACCGGCCCCGAAAGTGTGTGCGGCGCGAGCGGTTCTCGATACGCTTGCCGGCATTGATGATTGCCCATGCCCACGGATTGCGAACTGTCAGAGCTTTCATTTACTCAACCCCTTTGACGATTATCTCGGCAACGTCGGTGCGCTCGTCACGTGGCACGCTTAACACTCGGTTCGTGTTGTTGCGGACAGCGAATACCATACGGCAAGCCTTGCACGCAGCGGTCGGGCTGATTTTGCCCTGATAGTTCGGGTGTATCGGGCATTGAATGATTATGCTGAAACTCATGTGAGGTTGTCCGAGCCGATTGGGCCGTAAGCGTGCAGGGGTTGAGGGGGCGTACCGACGAGGCCCAACACGTCAATCGGCCAAGTGACAGCGGTCAGCGGGCCAATTGTTATCGTGACGATATCCGACACACGTATCAGTTTCGGCCGGCCGCCAATGCGAGCGTATCGGCGCAAGTATCGCTCGCGATTGATGCGCTTACGTTCGAGCCTTAAAAATGTGCGCTCGGCCGTGAGGCGTTCGTATTCGAGTACAGACGTGTTGGCGTTGATGCTCATGGGTGCGTGGGTTCCGTGATGTTGAAAAACTCAATTTGAAAATGGCAGGCTTTGCGGTTGGCCCGTTGGTGTTCGTCTAATTTGCTGAGGGGCATGTACAGCCCGAGCCGGAACATACAGATACGGCAATCAACGGCGAATGGGTCGTTGGTCAGCGTGTGAAAGCTCAACCCGTCGCACAGGGCCACGTACCACGACAGGAAATCATGCGCCGCGGCTGCGTGTGTGCGTAGCTGCCTCATGCGAACAGCAACGCGAGGAGCACGATAGCCCCGACCCAACAATGCGATTCGATCGCGAGCACTGCGGCGCACGCAACGAGTATTCGCCAAATCATGTTGACACCATGAGGCACAATATACACGCGCTGACAGACGTGTCAACCCGGACGGACGGGGAACTAATCCGAGGCCGCCTCGGGGTCGCCCTCGTGCGTCCATTCGCCCTCGCTGTCCCAATCGTTGTAACAGTGCTCGGGGCAGTCGCGAGCGCAGGTAATCGGCTGGCAGTTGTTCGGCATGGCGCGGCCCTCGGGTTGAGGGGGCCATTATCTCATTTCGTGGTCGGTGGACCATACCTCAGCCCCAATTCTGCGAAATAGTGCGGCGCACAAACATGTTGCAGGTAACGCGTGAGCCCTACAATTTGGTCGGCGTTCGCCCCATACGGGATTTCGATTAGAAATTGATGCGCCCGCGGGCTTTCAGCGGGAATTGCCGAGCCGCGCAACAATTTAGGGACAACCCAAGTCTTTTTCTTGCCGTTGATGCACTCAACACAGCCGCCCATTGACGTGTAGCGCTCACGATCATGGCCGTTTTTGCACGGTTTGCCCGTATAAAAGCGGGTCTTACCTTCGGTAAATGCTTGATTTCTTGAGATAATTTCCATAAATCCTCCAAATGTTACTTGTGACCGCAAAATAGGTAGGGTCGCAACCTTTACCCAGGCATCATATACCATGCGGTATTCTTAGGTCTACCTATTCTTATTTAAGGTATAGTCAAGCACGTGAATAATATATAGACATATAAAAGCAATATGAGCGCCGAGCAACAGTTGCAAGGGGGCGTAACAGCGGACACAGCGGTAACATGGTTCTGCGTGGTCAACCCCGTGGCTTGCGGCTTACCGTACGATTCGCGTAGGCTCGTGTCGTATGGACGCCCTACCCAACACCACGGCAGGCCCGCCCGGCCCGCCCCTCGCCCCCGCCCTGACCCGGCGGCAGGAAAACTACGCGCGGGCCGTGGCGGCCGGCATGAGCTATGCCGAGGCGTTCCGGCAAGCGGGCCTCGTGGCTAGCACGTCAGGCAGCATGTCGCGCCAGATAAGCGAGTTGAACCGCACGCCCAAGGTAAAGGCGCGCATCAACGAGTTGCGAGTCCGAGCCGACGACGAGACGGTCAGCACGATTGCCGAGCGCATGGCGTGGCTACGGCTCATAGTGCAGGCCGACCCCGAGGAGCTAAGCCGCACCATTCGCGACCCGTGCGAGTTGTGTTGGCCCGAGGTTGAGATTGCCCGGGCCTACGCCGCGCACTTCACGCCCTCGCCGTTCGCCGAGGACAGGGCCGCGTTACCTGATACGACTAAGCCCCGCCACGATTGCACCCGCTGTCACGGCGACGGGTTCGGCCGGGTTGTCATAACCCCAAATGACGAGTTGAGCCCCGCGGCCCGCGCGCTGTTCAAGGGCGCATCGCAGAACGAAAAGGGCGTAATCAAAATCGAGATGCACGACCAAATGGCCGCGGCTGAAATGCTCAATAAGCTACAGAGCGCCTACGTTACGCGGTCGCTCAACATCAACGCCAACATGGCGATACAGGCCGCGCGCGACGCGAACCCCGCCGACGCGCTCAAACTGTTCGACGCGTTCGACGTAATACCGGGCTCGTAATATGACAGCCGTGTCAGTTTGTGAGGCAGCGCGGCGCGTGCCCACGAGCAACGAGATAGCCGACCGCGCGTACCGGGCCATGCTCAAGCCGCCCAAGGCTCGGGTTATGTTCGAGCGCGTCCTTGCGTTGTCGGGCACGGCTCGCCAAGTCGCATGGTTCGCCCTCGACGACGAGGAGCGCGCGCAGGTCAACGTGTACACGGCCCGCCGGCTCGAACTGCGCGACGTGTACGGCGACCAAGCCGAGCAAATGCACGCGCGCGAGGACCGCCTCGCATGGCTGCGCACCGACGAGCCGAACGTCAAGTCGGCCGAAAAGATCGCATGGGTTAAGCGTTACTATGGGCGCGACGGGCACACGCTCGGCGATTTCATCAACGATTGGGGCTACACGATTGACCCGCGGCTTGTCGATGTAGGCCGCAACCCGGTCATGGCGTTCGCGCTTTTTCCCAAACAACGGGAAATGGTCGCTTGGATTATGGGCTGCCTCGCCGATCGCAAGCCCGGCGTCGTCGTCAAGTCGCGCGACGTGGGCGCCTCGTGGGTCACAATGGCGTTGCTGTGCGCGCTGTGCATATTCCGCACGGGGTTCGCGGCCGGCGTAGGCAGCGCGGTCGAAATCAAGATTGACCGCAGCGGCGACCCCGATACGCTGTTCTACAAAATCCGCTCGTTCCTTGAGCACTTGCCGCCCGAGTTCAACGGCGGGTTCAACCTCGACCAATGCAGCGCCGACAAGCGTGTCAGTTTCCCATTGACGGGTAGCAGCATCACAGGCGAGGCCGGCGACCAAGCGGGCCGCGGCGGCCGTAAGACGATGTACATAGTTGACGAGTCGGCGCACTTTGAGCACCCGAAAATCATCGACAAGAACCTGTCGCGCAACACCAATTGCCGCATTGACTTGTCGAGCGTCAACGGCATGAATAACTCGTTTTACATCCGCGCGCACAACCCGGCGATACGGCGCTTTGATTTCACGACGCTCGACGACCCACGCATCACGCCCGAATTGCTCGCCAAAATGGAAAGCGAAATGGACCCCGTGACGTTCGCCCAAGAGGTTATGTGCGACTGGCGCGCCTCGCTTGAGGGCGGCATTATCCCGCACGAATGGGCCGCGGCTTGCATTGATATCGACAAGTTCCTCGGTATCGAAATGACCGGCGGCTTGCGCGCGGCGCTCGACATAGCTGACCGCGGCAACGACTTGTGCGCAATGGCCGTCGGCAAGGGCCGGCGCGTGACGCATCTGTCGCAATGGTCGGGCAAGGGCAGCGACACGGGGTACAGCGTGCAACGGGCTATGCGAATCGCCGAGGAACACGGGCTCAGCGCGTTCGACTATGACGCCGACGGCATGGGCGGCGCGGCTGTGCATAGCGACGCGCGGCTCATCAACGAGGCCCGCGGCGAAGTACAGGCCAAGCTCGTGAAGCCCACGCCGGCCGAGTATTTCGAGCATGGGCGTATCGCGACGCACCCGTATCGCGGCTCTGAGGCCGTCGTGCGCCCCGAGGCCGTCGTGCCCGGCACCAAGCGCAAGGCCAAGGATATGTTCGCCAACCGCAAGGCGCAGACGTGGTACGAGGGCCGGCTCGCGTGTTACAACGCATGGCAGGCGCGCCGCGGCAAGCCGTATGACCCCGAGCGGCTGTTGTGCATCCCGGGCGACTTGCCGTTGCGTGATTTGCTCGTCAACCAACTCGCGCAGGCCACGTGCAAGGAAACGCTGACCGGCAAATTGCAGGTAGACAAGAACCCCGACGACGTGAGTAGCCCCGATTTGGCCGACGCCGTGCTCATGATGATTGCCTTGCGCAAGTCGAGCATGACCAACATGGCCGCGCTGTTGACGGCAGTGCAGGGCGGCCGGTAGACTGCGGGGTATGACTCAGATTGCATTCACTCAGCACCGCATGACTCAGATTGCATTCACTCAGCACGGCGCCACACCCGGGTACGTCAATATCCGATACGAGGGTGACAATGTCGTCGTGACCGTGCGCGAGGCCGGCGACGGCAGCAACACAGGCAAGTGTGTGTCGCTCACGCTCTGCCGCGCCGATTATCTGTTGTGGGCCGAGGAAATCGCCAAGGACTACGCGAGGCATGCGACGTGCTGAAAAAACTTACCGCCGCGCTCAATCCGTTTTTCACCAAGCGTGCCGACCACGTGCCGCCGGCCGCGCTCGCGCCCAAGGCTGAGCACCCGCACTCGTTCTCGTGTGCCTGCGCGGCCTGCGAGGCCGAAACCGCCCGGCTGACTCGGGCGCGGCTCAAGGCGCAAGGCGCATGAGCAACCTCACGCGCGATACGAGTCAATGGCAATTCCTCGGCAACCCCGACGGAACGTACCGCGTTGCCAGTGTCGGCACGCGCAAGGTACTTGCGCCGTCGCTGACGCTCGACGAGGCCGTGCAAATGGTTGACGAGCACCTATTCGCCCTGCGTCTGTTCCCGGCTCGTGAGGAGCTAGAACGCATCATGGTCGATTACCAAGCCGGCCACGCAATCACGGACCTTGACGGGCGGGTTTACGAGCGGGCCGCGCTCTGATAAGCTGGCGTCGGTTTCGTGGCATTCCCTTAAGCCCGCGCGCGCTCTGAGCGTGGCGGGTTGGCGAACAACTCCCGCCGTGGTGGCTCGCCACGCTCGGCGCCGCGTCAACCGCTACGCGTCGTAACCATCGGTTTAGGAATCGGCGTACCGTCACTCAGGCACCCGACTTTGTGCCAAGGCACGTCGAGCACGTAGCCCCGCGCGCGCTGCGCAATCCAATGCTCGACCGCGAGCCTATCCTCAATCGTGTAGCCCTGCCCGGCCATGATAAAGCCGCCGTTCGCGCCCTCGGGCTGACCATCGGCAACGCCCCATAGCTGCACGGCCGGCGCCTCGGCGCGCTTGGCGAGGATATAACGCCAGTGCGGCGCCATTGGTACGGGTACCGTTTTCGGGTGCGGCGTCGAGGCGAACCTCACGAACCGACACTCGTGTCAGGAACGATGATTACCGGCACCACGCGGTACGAGAAATCGCGGGGCCGCTTGTCGAACATGCGGACGTACTCGGCTTGCGCGCTCGCGCCCGAGTCGCTGCATTGCTGGTACGTCTCGCAAATCATCACGGCGCGCTCGGGCTGTCCGAGTATCGCGAGAATCAACATAAAGGCGTGCATGTGTTCTACCTCGTGTGTAAGTTGCCGTCGGTTCCCGAAATGTAATCTATCACGCCGCCGTCGAACCCTCGGCAACGCACTGACTCTGTCGAGCCCTGCCAAATTACGTATAGGACCCGCCGCACACGACCAACGGCGCTTGGCGAGGTAATCCTCGGCCTCGTCGCGGAACCCCGCACAGTCGGCGCTAGGCGCCCCGTGCTGTGACGTGAAGTAACACGACGACGTGATTAGCGCGTACTCGGGCAGCGGCTCGACCGCGCTGCAACGGTCGGCCAAGAACAGCGCCAAGAGAATCAGCGCCGGCACAATGTAGTATTTGAGCGTTTTCACATGGCACCGTAGGTTGACGAACCGCGGGCAAACCGGTTCGCGACGCGGCACATATGCAGCGCGTCGAGTATGTCGGCATGCGTTGAGATTCCGACCGGGCTGTTGATTGCGGCCACAACGTACCCGTCGGCGTGTATGCGAATTTCGTATTTGGCGTTCATGTTGAGATTATCGACGGTAAGGGGCATAACTTGACGTGTCGCGGTTCACAGTTTGGTCAAGATGCAACGCGGGCGGCATTCTGACAAGCTTGTCGAATCCGGTTCGTGCGCTGCGTCTCAGTTCGGCCCCGGCAAGGTATTCGAGTTCGCCCGGCCACGGCCTCAAGTCAGGGCCCCATGCGAAATAGCGGTTGAGACTGGCAAGGCCGCTCATGGTCGCAAGTTCCATTCGGTCGAACCCTGACCGTTCGGCCCGTACAACGTGGGGCGGGTAGGCGACGCCGGCATATAGGTCGCCGAGCACCATGACGCGGGGCGGTTTATCTGACGTTCGACGGTCATGCTCGCGGCGTCGTTCCTCGATATAACCGTCGTGCATGCCGATGATTCCATGCGTCCTAATTTGCACGCAGGTATAGCACGGGCATGTGAACCATACTTGGGCGTTCACAGTGGGCCCCCGCAGTCAACGTATTCCTTGAACGCTTTGAACCATGCAGCCATGATTAGGGCAACCTCGGTTTGCTGCACGGGGTCGTGGAATTGGCCGTCTTGTTCGGTGCGTATCTCGCAGTAGCGACCGGCCACGGTCAGGGCTTGCTCGTTATTCATTGTCACGCCATCCCATTTTTACGCCGCAAACCGGGCAAGTGAAATGACTCTCACCATGCACGCAACGGCCGTCGCGGAAGTCTGCGACACGTGCGTCAACCTGTCGGTCGGCGAATCGCTGCCGCACTTGCTCGTCGGTCATGCCGTAGGGCTGTTGCGGAATGCCTGCGAGCGCGTCGAGGGCGGCGCCGGTTGCCGTCTCGATATGCCATTCGGGCATGCGCAGGCCGGCGGCGATTTCCTCGTTGCGGTAAACCGGGTTGTTGAGCATTGCCCGAGCGTGTCCCATGCCGCGCGCCGCCTCGTGCATCGCTCGGCCTTCACGCGCGCGGGCCTGACGCTCTGAGAACGTCATTAGCTGCGCGTCCTCGACCGGCTCGGCAAGCATTCGCATACGAGCCGTTGCCGTCAGCGCGGCGTGTGCGTCGTGTTCGCTCATTGCGTGCGTACCCAACGGCCATCAATGTAGCTGCACACTTGCGTCAATTCCTTTTCGAGTGCGTCGCGCTCGGCAACCGCTGAGTCGCGTTGCTTGACGAGCTTGTCGTACCCGTCGAGCGACATGATGACGTGGTCGTGCGGCGTTGCCGGCGGCACATAGGCCGGGCGTTTGTTGAGTTCGTTCCGCAAATTGCGCTCAGTTGCAACCAAGTCGTCGCGTTGACGCTGCACCATTGCGAGACTTTCCCGGGCCCGCTCGGCCTCGGCACCATTCGCGCGTGCGCCGGCCTCGGCCTTTTTCACGCGGTCGAGAATGCTGACGACCGTCTCGGGCTTGCAATGCTCGTTGAACACTGTAACCGAGCCAGTCCAAAACCCGCCGTTCGGCTTTTTCAGTTCGGCCCACGCATTGCGCGCGTCGGCTCGGGCCTCGTCGCGTTGCTCACGAGCCTCGAGCAGTTGATTGCGCAGGCGGTCGGCGTCGGCGCGCGCCGTGGCGGCGTTCTTGTTGGCTTGGTCGAGGCAGCCTTGCCAAGCGATGCTATCGAACTTGCTCTTGGCGTCTAGCTCGTTGGCCGCCTCCTCAAGCAAATAGACATGACGCGCGACTGACCGGCCCGGGAAAACCTCGCGGAACGGGGCCATGAACCGGCGGTAATGGGCGGCGCTGTCGCGCAACCGTTGGATTAAACTTGGCATGGGTTGAACTCCTATTGACACGTGTGTCAGGTTACGCGGCAACCGGCGCGGCGTCAAGTAACGTCGGCTTTGTTGTTCTTTCGTTCCTTGCGTTTGAAAAAAGCGGCTTTCGCTGCGGCCTGTTTGGTCGGTCGAGGCTTGCGCCCCGGCCGCCCGTAGCGGTTGGCTGATTTTCGGATTGTGTCGCGCATGTTAGCGCCCGTCCGTGTAACGGCCGTTATACGACAACGTGCCGATGTTTTCGCCGCCGTCAGTTTTGACCGTCCAGACTGAGCCAACGTCTGACGCGCCGTACCCGTTGGAATCGACGGCGTCGCGCATTTTGGCGGCTAGACCTTCAAACGTGTTGGCCGTCAGGGTGCCTACTTTGGGAATCTTGACTTGCATCGTTGTTGCTCCGGTCGTTGAAAGTGAGGCCATTCTGACGCGTAACCGAGTTGACAAGCGTGTCATACGTCACAGTTTTGATAAGTTGCCTGCAACTGACGACTATGTCACACTCCCCGAATGCCAACACCACGGGCGTATTACAATGAATTTGACGTTAAAGCTGCGGCTTGGCTTCGCGAACTCATCAAAGCGGGCCATATCGCCCCCGGCGACGTTGACGACCGAAGCATCAAAGACGTTGCAGCGGCGGACCTTAAGGGCTACACGCAATGCCATTTCTTCGCCGGTATCGGCGGTTGGTCCTACGCACTGCGCCTCGCAGGATGGCCCGACGACCGCCCCGTGTGGACCGGCTCATGCCCCTGTCAGCCTTTCAGCATGGCCGGGCAACGCGGCGGCACAGACGACCCCCGTCATTTATGGCCTGAATTCTATAGGCTCATCGGCTTCGGCCGACCTTCAACAATCTTTGGCGAACAGGTTGCAAGTAAAGACGGCCTCGCTTGGCTCGACATTGTTTGCGCTGATATGGAAAGAGCGGACTACGCCATTGGGGCGGCGGATATGTGCGCTGCGGGCGTCGGCGCACCGCACATTAGACAGCGGCTCTATTTCGTGGGCGACACCGCAAGCGCGCGATCACTTCCCGGCGCACACGCCAGAATACATAGCAGCCAAGAAAGCGTTGGGTCATGGGATGGCGAATCTAAACGACCATGTACAGTTAGCCAATTGGCCTTCTCCGAAGGCCAGCAACACGACGGGCGCGGGAACGCGCGGACAGGGCGGCGACAATCTACAAACGGTTGCGACTTGGGCGACGCCCTACGTGAGCGACAGCAAGAACGTGGGGTACAGCTATGGGGGGTTGAACACGGAAGGCAGGCCCTACAGCATCAATCTGAGATTGCCGGGACAAGCAGCCATAACGAGTTGGAATACGCCTCATGCGACGGACGGCAGCAACGGCGGCCCGAGTCAGGCGAACGGGGCATTGAGTGCGGACGCCGCCAAAGCGCGTGGGACAACGTCGAGTTCATCCCCTGTACAGACGGAAAAGCGCGGCCAATTGAATCCGGCACATTCCCGCTGGCTCATGGGGTACCCCATCGCGTGGGACTATTGCGGGGCTACGGCAATGCAATCGTGCCTCAAGTCGCGGCGGAATTCATAGGGGCTTACCTCGACATAGCGGGTTAGGATAGACTGCGGCTATGTTCGCCAATCTACGCCACGCGATAGCGCGCGCAATCGCGCCCAAAGCCCCGCCGCCCGCGGTCGTCCCTGCGACGCCCAAGCGCCGGTATCCTCACCTTGTCCGGGCTTTACTGGCGCAGGCAAAGGCCGGCCCGCAGGCCGACAACACGTACACACACCCGAAACGGCCCGAGGGCAATGAACTCGGCAAGTTTCCCGAACTCGCGCCCGGCGTCGTCCCGAAAGCGTTGCCGGCGTCTACTATGGCGCTCGACGCCGCCGACTACACGCTCGGCATGGATATTGTGTTACCCGGCGAAACCAAGCGTACCGCGGTCACAATGGACGGCAACCCGTTTGCGCCCTCGTGGGGGCTCACGGGGGGCTCGTCGTTCGGCAACGGCTTTTGGTTCCCGGGGTACCCGTACCTCGCCGAACTGACACAGATATCGGAATACCGCGCGCCGTGCGAAACGATATCAACGGAAATGACGCGCAAATGGTTCGAGATTCAGAGCCGCGAGGGCGCCACGAAAAAGCCCAAGGACGAGGGCGAGGCCGAGGGGCAGACGGACAAGGGCGACAAGTCGGACAAAATCGCGCAGATTATGGCGCGGTTCGAGGAGTTGAAAGTACGCGAGCTATTCAAGCGCGCCGCGCTCCTCGACGCCGAATTCGGCCGCGCGCAAATCTATTTGAACATCGACGACGCCGACGAGCGCGTGCGACAGTTGCCGCTCGAACTGACGCCCGAGTCAATCAAGAAAGGCTCGCTAAAGTCGATTGCCTGTATCGAGCCGTATTGGTCAACGCCGTACTCGTGGAATTCCATGTATCCCGAGCGGTCGGATTTCTACAAGCCTACCTCGTGGTACGTCATGGGTCGCAAGACGCACAACACTCGGCTGTTGACGTTCATTGGCCGCGAAGTGCCCGACCTACTCAAGCCCGCGTACAATTTCTCGGGCATTTCAATGATTCAGTTGGGCGAGTTGACGGTGAATATGTGGCTGCGCACACGCAAGGCCGTCAACGATCTTATCAACAATTTCTCGATTCCCGTGTTGCATACCGACTTGGCGGCCACGCTTGAGGACGGCGCCGAGGAGGGCTCGGGCCTCATGCCGCGGTTGCAGGCGTTCACGCTCACGCGCAACAATCAGTCAATCGCCGCGATCAACAAGGATACCGAGCTATTGGAGTTCGCCGAGGCGACCCTCGCGTCGCTCGACAAACTGCAAGCGCAGAGCCAAGAGCACATGGCGGCCGTGTGGAAACTGCCTCTTATCAAGATATTCGGCTTGGCGCCGGCCGGCCTTGGGGCCACGGGCGAGGGCGAGATACAGGTACATTACGACAACATCAACTCACTACAAATCAATTTCTACGGGCCGAACCTCGACATATTGCTCAAGGTCGTACAACTCGATTTGTTCGGCGCAATCGACGACGACCTTGTCGTGCATTGGATTACGCTTGACGAGCCCACGCAGAAAGAGCTTAGCGAAATTCGCAAGTCTGACGCCGAAATGGATTCGTCGAACATCAACGCCGGCATTATCTCGCCCGAGGAGGCGCGCGACCGCCTCAAGAGCGACCCGGACAGCGGGTATACGAACCTCACAGGCAACGCGCCCGAGCCCGAGGAACCGGAAATGCCGACGACTGACCCCGAGGGCGACGCCACGCGTGAGCATGAATCGGGCGAGGCCGACAAGCAACGCGAGCACGAATCGGGAATGGCGGCGCTTGCCGCGGCAGCCAAGGCCAAGCCGGCGATACCGATTACGGCGAAAACCAAAGGTTGACACGCGCGTCAGGCGTAAGGCATAGTCCGCACCCATGCGATATAACACGTCGTTCAACGCGCCTAGTATTTACAGTCAATGGGAAAACAGCGCCGACGGAAAGCGATCTAAACGTGAGGCACGTTGGGTGAAAATTGGAATGCCAGTGCCTACACGCCCATGCCCCGAGCGTTGCGAATGCTGCGGTAAATTGCCGGGGCCAAAAGCTCTTGCGTTGGACCACGATAAGGCAACAGGTAAATTTCGCGGTTGGCTTTGCTTGAATTGTAATACCGGCCTCGGCAATTTGGGCGACGATACAGCGGGGCTTTTGCTCGCATTGGATTACCTGAAACGTGCGTAAGCCTGACTTGATTATCGGCCCGCGGCATGACCCGCAAACCGTCCGTTGGCATATTTTCGTTTGGCGCGGTTGGCAACTGTCGTTGCACAAATGGTTGCGCAGTGACAGCGACCGGGCGTTGCACGACCACAAGGCCGATAACCTGAGTATCATTTTGAACAGCGGGTATTTTGAAAAATTCTTTCATCCGAACAACGACCCGACGACAGGCGACGCCGTCCTACCGTACGTCTATACCGAACGGTTCCGTTGGCCGCTCGTGCCATACTTCCGCAAGGCTGAGACGCCGCACCGTGTTCGGCTGCCGAGTTCCGAGCCTGTGTGGACGATATGGCTACGTTGGCCGCCTCGACGACGTTGGGGCTATTGGTGCGAGCGCGGTTGGGTAGATTCGGACGATTACAACAGCACGGCCGACTATTACGCGGCCGGCGTCAGTGAGGTTGGCAAAGGGTGCGGTTGAAAAAGCAAAGCATGCGGCAGTTGAAAGACGCCGCCGAACACGAGCGTACTGTACGGGCCGTCGAGGCAATCGGCAGTATCGCCCTTGAGGTTGCGGCCAAGCGCAACGTTGAAAAGCCCCGGTATTTCCGAGGGGCGTTGATAAAACCACGATAAGGAGTCTGACAGACATGGCGATTACGAAACCGAGAACGGCAGCCGATTTCCGCGCGACATACGACCGCAACGTTATCGTGCCCACGAAGATCAAGGCGGGGCTCGCGGCCCTCCTCAAGATCGGAAAAGAGCACTACGCGACCGACGAGGAGTTCCGCAGCATTTGCGGATTGCAGGGCGCACAGTTGGCCGATTTCCGTGAGCAATTCAAAAAGCATTGGTTCATCACACCAAGCATTAGTGGCAGCAAAACGCCCAAACGTGTATGGTTTGGCGACGCAAAGGTTGCGGCGAGATTGCGACCGGCTGACGAGGAATAGCACATGACTAAGGCACGTACGGCGGCGCAGTTCAAGGAACAGCACGACCCCGCAACTATCATTCTCAACCTACGCAACGAACTCAAAGACGCGCGGGCCGAGGCAATCAACGCAACCGTGATTCGCGAGATTATCGGTACCGCGAAACTCGAAACCGAAAAATTGCGCATACCGGAATGGGTCGTCAAGCCTACTGTGACCGCCGACGCGCCGGGCGTCCCGGGCCTCATGCTGTCCGATTTGCATTGGGGCGAGAAAGTCAAACGCGAGCAAGTCAACGGCGTCAACGAGTTCGATTTGAACATCGCGCGGCGCCGGCTGCGCAACGTCGTCGAGAAAACCGTCAAGCTCTGCAAGATTCTCGACCCGGGCATGCGGTACCCGGGCATCGTGGTCAAGCTCGGCGGCGACATGGTTGGCGGCAACATTCACGACGAACTCACGGCGACCAACGAGGCGAACATCATGCCCGTTGTGCTCGACCTATACCGTAACCTCGTGCCGGCAATCTCGCTGTTCGCCGACGTGTTCGGTAACGTGTTCCTGCCCTGCGTGAGCGGCAACCACGACCGCAGCACATACAAGACTTGGCACAAGGACCGCAACGACACGTCGTTCGGTTGGCTGTTGTATCAGTTCTTGGCCGAGCGATTCTCGAATGACAAGCGCGTCAGTTTCTACATTCCCGACAGCGCCGACGCCCTTTACCGCATTTACTCGACGCGGTACTTGCTCACACACGGCGACCAATTCCGCTCGGGCGATTCAATCATCGGCCCAATCGGCCCGTTGATGCGCGGCAACCAAAAGAAACAACAGCGCAACGCCGCGGTCGATCAGTCATACGACATTATGGAATGCGGCCATTGGCACCAACGCATTGTGTTGTCGCACTTGATGGTCAACTCGTGCCTCAAGGGTTACGACGAATACGCGGCCGACAACAACTACCGGTTCGAGCCGCCCTCGCAGAACCTTTGCACGACGCACCCGGATATCGGCGTCAATTGGGCAATGCCCGTGTTCTGCGACCCGCCGGCCAAGCGTGACGCGACGCCGTGGGTATCGGTGCCGAAACTGTGAGCGTCAAGCTAATCGCATTCACGGGGCTACCGCGGTCGGGTAAAGACTCGGCCGCGGATTGGCTCTGCCTGCACGGCTACGTGCGGTTGCGGTTCGCTGACCCGCTGAAAGAGGCGGCGGCAATCCTCCTCGGGCGCACCCTCGCGGAGTGCAACGGCGACGGCGGCTTTGATCGCGAGGCCGTCATGCCCGAATGGGGTTTCAGCATGCGCGACTTTTTGCAGCGGTTCGGAACCGAGGCTATGCGCAACAATTTCGGCCAAGACTTTTGGCTAAAGCACATGCGCCGCCGGCTTGAGTCGCTGCCGGCGCTCAACACCACGCACCGCGCCGCAGTCATTACCGATTGCCGATTCGACAACGAGGCGGCCCTCGTGCGCGAGCTTGGCGGGGTCGTGGTCGAGATTCGCCGGCCCGGGCTCGTGCCCTCAGCCCACGTGAGCGACAAGGGCGTCGAGCCTGACGTTGTGCTCGACAACGATGGTACAATGCCGCAGTTCGCCGAGAAAATCGGCAAGTTCATGCTCGCATATCATGCCGCTACTCAGAGCCGACCCGCCGCCAAACCAACGTAAGCCCGTCACGGTTCGCGCCATTCACGCGAGCGCAGCCGTGCAAGCGTGGTATTTCGCCGAACTCGACAAGCTTGTCGGGCAAATGGCGGCCGAGGTTTCGCAGGCAATCCTAATCACGTACGGCCGGTTCACGCCGCCCGAGCTTGCCAAGGACGCCAAGCCCGAGGAGTTTTTCGACGACCTAGCGACCGACGCGCCGCGCAACCCGTCGTTGTTGCTACGCGCCGCGCTGCGTAAATGGGGCGGCCTTTGGGTCAGTCGGTTCGACACGCTTTCGCTCGAACTCGGCAAGAAATTTACGAGCAAGTCGTTTGGTATCACGCAAACGCAGATGCGCGCTGCGCTTAAAGACGCCGGGTTTACGATCAAGTTCAAGCCCTCGCCGGGCGCCGCCGCGGCGTATCACGCGGTCGCCGCCGAGCAAGTCAACCTCATAAAATCAATCCCGCAGCAATACCTAAAGGACGTTGAAACTAAGGTATGCGCCTCGGTCATGAAAGGCGCGGACATGCATGCGCTCAGCGTGGATTTACGCAAGACGTACGGCGTTACTCGTGACCGGGCGGCGTTGATAGCTAGGGACCAAAATTCAAAAGCAAAGGCCACTATCGAACGGGCACGGCGTCAAGAATTAGGAATCACACATGCAATCTGGCAGCACTCAGCGGGCGGCCGAGTTCCGCGCGCAACGCACGTCGCTATGTCAGGTAAAGCGTATCCGTTGGCTCAAGGCATGTGGGATTCAAACGAAGGTGCTTACGTGTTGCCCGGCGAACTCGTGAACTGTAGATGCACAAGTAAGGCTGTGATTCCTGCGTTTGATACTATCGAGTCGGCGCAACAACGTTCGCGCGAGACGGCTTACTTGCGGGCCGCGCGCGCACGCGCACGATAGGCCACATACCCGGCCAATGTCGGTTACTCTTTTTGGAATTCTGCCGCCGCGTCAGTAATCGCATGTTGGCCTCGCAATGCAGCCCGCAAACCCATTTCGATTGCAGCGGTACCACGTGGTCAACCTCGCGTTTGCGCCGTTGCGCCTCGGCGTAGATTTCGGCGATTGCAACGGGATCGGCCCAACGCGGCGTAGCGCGTACCTCAACTGCCCGACGCTTTGAGTGTCGTTCGGCGAGTCGCGCGCGATGTTTGTCTCGATAGCGGGCCGTGTACTCGGCGCCCTTTTTTCGATTGAATTTTGCGACACGAGCACGAGCCGTTGCACGATTTGCCGCTCGCCATTTGGCTTGATGCGCGCGCAGCCGCTCACGATTTCTTAGACGCCATACCGCGTAATACTCTGCCTGTCGTTCTTTGCTCCACGCCATTCCGTGAGAATAACAAGGTTGAACGGTTTGCGAAAGTGATGCACGTCACAGTATCCTAGCGACATGCCCCTAGAATCTGGTAAATCAAAGGCCGCGTTTTCTCATAACGTCGCGGCTGAAAAGAACGCTGGCAAGCCGACCAAGCAAGCCGTCGCTATCGCCTATTCTAAACAGCGCGGCGACTGCGATATCGACACGGACAGCGACGACTGTTCTATCGAAATGGACACCAACGCCGCGGAGCTTGTCGAGGCCGCAATCGCTGCCGGCGAGAAAGAACTCAAGAACCAAAAGGCCGCGTTGCAATCGTTGCGCGGCAAGGCTAGCGACGCGCGCCTCGGGTTCGATCGCATGCCGTTCTCGCTCGTCCGTCCGCAACTCGCGACTGACCGGCGCATGGAAACTATCGACGGCATTTTGCACGTGTACGAGTGCAACATCACCAAAGCGAATGTATGCCCGTACCTCGGCGCCGAGATTCCCGGTAGTGAAGCCCTCGGCCTCGACCCGACGAAAATTTACATGCTTTACCGTGACGCGTCCGAGTTGCAGGCCGCGGTAAAATCGTACGACCGAATTCAATTGCTGTTGATGCACGTGGCCGTCAACCCGGACGCGCCTCAACAGTTCATCACGGTAGGCACCGCGAGTAACGCGCGATTCGCGCACCCGTACGTCAAGGCCGATCTAGCCGTGTGGACGCGCGAAGGTATCGACGCAATCGGCACGCCCGAGAATCCCGGCAAGCAACGCGAGTTGTCGTGCGGGTATCACTACAAGCCCGACATGACGCCCGGCACAAGCCCCGAGGGCGAAAAGTACGACGGCCGCATGACACAGATTATTGCGAACCATATTGCGTTGGTCGAGGCGGGGCGCGCCGGCCCCGACGTGATGGTTGCCGACGGCATGTTGCATATCGCCCGGCGTTTGATATAACCTAGCCGCACTTGTGATTTAGTTCTCATTTCCAACACGAGCCCGAAACATGAAAGCATCAAAAGTCGCCGCGGTAGTTTCCGCCCTACTCGCCACGGATCAAAAGCCGACCGAGGCGTCAATTTTGGCCGCGATTCTCGCCGCCGACAAAAAGGGTAAGGACGAGGGCGGGCTCGGTCCTGTCGAGATTCAGAAAGCCAAGGACGAAAAGGAAAAGGCCGAGGACGCCGAAAAGTTCGGCGCGTCTGACGCCGCCGCGGAATACTTCGGTAAGACCAAGGACGAATGGGAAAAAATGCCGGCCAAGGATCGCGCCGCAGCCCGTGACGCCGCCGAGAACGACGACCCCGAGCACACCAACGACGGCGACCCGGACGTTGACGCCAATGACGACGTGCAGCCCAAGGAATCAGTGACGGGCGGCGGTTCGCCGGCCGGCAACAAGGGCAAGGAACCCGCCAAGGACAAGGCGCACGACGCCAAAATCAAGGTTGCCCTCGACGCTCGTGACGCTCTGCATGCAGCGCGCCGCGATGTTGAAACGGTGCTCGGCGTGGTCGCGTACGACAGCGCCGCGGAAGTTTACAAGGCGGCGCTCGACAAGCTCGGCGTCGCGACCGACGGCGTACACCCGTCAGCGTTCGCCACACTGTTCCGCATGAAGCGCGAGGCCGTGACGGCAACCGCGCCCACGCTCGGCAGCGACGCGGCGACCGTGAGCACGATGGCCGGAAAGATCAAGGGTTACACGCGCCTCCCGTAATTTTCGATTTCAAGCACAGGACATACGAACATGAGTTTTCAAAAAGTCGTCAATCTGAATCAGGCCCCGGGCGTGCTCGGCGATTTCGCAAGCACCAACCCGTTTTCCTCGGTCACGGCCGCGCAAGGCGCGCTCGTCGCCCCGGTCGGCGGCCTCACGGTTGGCAATTTCTTTTGGGTCGGCCCCGCGGGTCAAACCTCGCAGTCGTTCGTCAGCGGTTGGCAAATCGCTTTCCTCGGCCGCAATGAGCAAGCCCTCATTACCCAATTTCTCGGCGAGGCAACGCTCGTCGTACCGGAAGGGTTCATGGTCACGGGTTTCAACGGCGGCGACTTTTGGGCGTACTTCGCCGAGGGCGCAACGGCGCTCGCGCAGGTTTACGCCGACGAAGTTACCGGCGAACCGCAGATGCAGACGACCAACACCGTAACCGGCGAAGTCGGTTTCACGGGTACCGCGTCGTTCGCGACGAACGTCATGACGGTTGTCACGAACACGTCGGGAATCATCCTGCCGGGCGACGTGGTCACGTCTGCGACCGTCACGGGCGGCACGACTATTCTGGCGCAGTTGACCGGGTTGCCCGGCGCTGTCGGCAGCACGTACAGCCTCAGCACTGCCCCGGGCACAATCGCCACGCAGGCCGCGACGACCGCGAGCGACGTGTTGAACGTGACCGCGCTTGTAACCGGCAGTCTGTCAGCCGGCGACACGATTACCGGAACCGGCGTAACTGCGGGCACCACGATTGCCCAACAGTTGAGCGGCCCGGCCGGCGGCGTCGGAACGTACTTGCTCGATATCCCGGGCGGCGTACCGTTCCATACCGCCTCGGAAATCATCACGGGCCCGGCGAACACGATTGCAACGGGTTGGACCGTCGGCCCGATCACTTTGACCGGCGCCGGCATCGCGAAGATTTCCGCGGCGGCCGTCTAATTTCTGATTTGAACTGAGAACATAGGACACACGAACATGAATCGCATTGCACTCGACCACGCAGACTTGGGCCGCCGGTACGGAATTCACTACATGGCCGGATTGGCGCAGGAAGCGCGCGGCATGCAGTTGATTGACCGGTCGGTTGCCCTCGACGCACAGCTGGCGCTCGTGACCGCGGCCAATGCGGGCATTCCGTCCTTGTTCACGACCTACGTTGACCCCAACAACATCGAAATCGTTGTTGCCCCGGTCAAGGCCGTCGAACTGTACGGCGAAACGAAAAAGGGTACGTGGGTCAGCGATACGGCCATGTTCATCACCGTCGAGCGCACGGGCGAGGTTTCCTCGTACGGCGATTTCTCGCAAGACGGAATGAGCAACGCGAACGTCAATTTCCCGCAGCGTCAGAGCTACCACTACCAGACCAACACGCGTTGGGGCGAGCGCGAGCTTGCGCGCATGTCCGAGGCCAAAGTCGATTGGGCCTCAAAGGTGAATGAGGGCTCAATTCTGGCGCTGAAAAAGTATCAGAATTTCGTGTACCTGTACGGCGTGCAGGGCTTGCAGTTGTACGGCGGAACGAACGACCCGAGCTTGCCGGCCTCGCTGGCGCCCACGGGCACGTGGTTCGGTGCGTCGGGCGATTTCATCTACGCCGACATTCTGCGCCTCGTGCAGCAACTCGTCATTCAGGGCCAAGGCTTGATTGATGCTGAGTCGGCTTTCACAATGGGTATCAGCCCCGGCAACGCGATGAATCTGAACAACACGAACACGTACAACGTGAACGTGTACACGCAGATCAAAACGAACTTCCCGAACCTGAAAATTGTCACCATTCCCGAGTTCGCAATCAGCGGCGGCGGGAACGGCGGCGGCACCGAGTTCGTGCAGTTGATCGCGGACAGCGTCGAGGGTCAGCGCACCGTCGAGTGTGCGTTCACCGAGAAAATGCGCGCGCACGCGATCGTGACGAAAACCTCGTCTTGGGAACAGAAAAAGTCTCAGGGCGCATGGGGCGCGATTTTCTACCGCCCGGCGTTCGTCGTCTCGTACTTGGGGGCATAAGCCGCCCCGCCCGACATGGGTTGCTGTAACTCGCAAACCGGCGCCCTCGCTACAGCAATGTACGAGGGCGCTTTCGCATCTGCGCCCATAGCGCAGAACCTCGAACCGCGCGCGCCGTTCGCGTCGGTCACGGCCGGCCCGGGCGCGCCGCGCTCGAACTCGCCCGGCACCATTCAAGGCCGATTCGGTTGGCTCAGTTCCGCAACCGGCCTCGTGAACAACACCCGCCTCGACGCCACGGACAAAATCGGCATTGTGATTCCGCTGCGCTCGTTGAACCCCGTCAACGGCGGCGTCGTGGGCGGCCCTCGTGGGCTTGCAGGGCCTCAAGCGGCTTGGACGTGGGAGTTTTTCGACCCAACGATTGCGCCGTGTGGCGGGCTGCGTATTCGGCCGGGCCTCGTGGTCACGCTGCACGCGAGCGGTAATTTTTGGCTACGCTTTGCCGGCGGCGCGCTCTATGGCAATCCGGTATATGCTAGTCTTGTTGATGGTTCGGCCGTATCGGGGCCGTCTGCGGATTGCGAGCTTACACCGTGGCTCGTGTGTTCTCAGAATGGCCCGGGCGAACTGGCGATTGTCTCGTCGAATGCGAAATTTACACCATAGCGATAGGAGTTAGGAACATGAGCGAAGATAGGAATAAGGCGACAGTGACCATAGGGTGCAAACTGCCGGCCGGCCTCAAAATTGAGGTTGGCTATCAGAAACTTGTGCCTGAGGGCAAAGACGGCAAAATGGTACCAATCAACGAGCGCGGCGACGACTACGCGTTCCATTTCATCCGGGGTTGGAACCATTACTCGTTCGAGATGCGCAAGCAATTGATCGCGTCCAAGAGTTCGAGCGGCGTGCCCCACGGTATGAACACTCAGCCGTACCTCAACCGCGGCGTGCCCAAGGCGTTGTGGGAACGTTGGAAAGCCGAGCACAAGAACTCGTGGTTGCTCAAGAATCAATTGTTGTTCGAGGTTGCCTCGGGCGACGAGGCGAGCGCAGCGTTGCGCATCGCTGAGAGCACCAAGACGCCAACCGTGTTCGAGCCGATTGACTCGACCAAGACGATTGTACCCGGCGTCAAGCCGCTCGAACGCGAGGAAATGTAAGCCATGCCCGTAAATCCGTGTACGACTGTTCAACCTGTGTTCGGTATCGTCGCGTATGCGGCGGCCGAGTTCTTGGCGTCGTACCCGGAATTTACGGGCATCAACAACGCGACGCCGCAGGCGCTCGCAAACGATTTCGTTGGCGCAACGTTCTTGCTCAACAACACGTGTTGCTCGCGCGTCAAGGACGCCAATCAACGCATGTTCCTTTTGTATTTGCTGACCGCGCATATTGCGGCGATTCACCAAGGCGTGAACGACGGCGGAATCGGCAACCCGTTTTTCTCCGGTACCGTAGCGATTGCCGGCAACACGGCGACAGTGTCGGCAGTGACCGGCGGCGCGCTCACGGTCGGCTCTGTGCTGTACGACGGCCCGAGCGTCGGCGGCTCGTTGATTGTCCCGGGTACCGCAATCACGGGACTCGGCACAGGTACGGGCGGCCTCGGTACTTATACGGTCAACGGCCCGACGCAGGCGGTTACGGCCGAGTCGATGATTGTTGCCGGCGTGCCGAACATCATACAGCCCCTCGGCGTGGTCGGTCGGATCAGCGACGCGAGCGAGGGCGACGTGTCCGTGTCCGCGCAATGGGAAGCGCCGGCCAACGCGAACCAAGCCTATTTTGTGCAGACGAAATACGGCGCGGACTATTGGACAATGACGGCCAAGTATCGAACCGGTTTGTTCGTGGCCGCGCCGCCGGGCGCATACGACCCGCTGTTCGGTTTAGGCGGTTTCGGGTTCGGTCGTCGAGGCGGCGGCAATGGCCTCGGTCAATAAAGTCGTCGGCGGCAAGAAACTCGATTTGGCGTTGCGATCTATCGAGCGGAAAATCACGAGCGGCGGCGTTCTGCGTATGGGGTTCCTTGCGGGTGCTCGATACCCCGAGCGCACCAACGCGCGGTTTCTAAAGGCCGTCGGCAGCAAGGCGACGCCGACAGTTGTGCCCTCGATACCGATTGCCCAAGCCGCATTTTGGGCTGAGTACGGCACGTCTCGCGCCCCCGCGCGCCCGGCGTTCCGCACGACAATTGCCCGCAAGTCGAAAGATTGGGGCGCGAAACTTGGCAAGGCCGTCATTGCAACCGACTATGATGGCCGCAAGGCGCTCGCGTTGCTCGGGCAGGACATGCGCGACGACTTAGAGAACGCTATTGCGCAATGGACGAGCCCGGCGAACGCGCCGTTGACGGTGAAAATTAAGGGCTTTGACAAGCCGCTCGTTGACTCGGGCGACATGCAGCGAGCCCCCGATTACGAGGTTGTGGACAAGTGAACTTACACGGCATAGTGCGGCCCGCAATCAACTCGGTAAACCCCGATCGCACGGCGTTGTACCTCAAGAGCACAGGGCCGACGAGCAACGCGGATTTCTCACAGACGCCGGGCTACGCGGCGGGCGTCGCCGTGCGAATTCAGATACAGCCGCTCGACCGCGAGGGCCTGCGCCACGTCGAGAAATTGAATTTGACGGGCGTGTTTCGCACCGTCTATATGTACGGCAACACGCAGGGCATTGTGCGCGTGCAGGCCAAGGGCGGCGACCTTTTGCAGTTCCGAACCTTTCAAGGCGAGCCCGTGCAAAATTGGAAAGTCATTGAACCCGACGGCCCTTGGAACGTCGAAAACGGCGGTTGGACAAAAGTCTACGTTTGCTTGCAGACTGACACGCCGACCGTTGTACCCGGCGGCCCGCCATGAGCGCGCCCACGCCTCAAGCGACCGTCACGCCGACCGTGTCGCAGGTAATCACGGCCCTCGGCAATTTCATCGTCGCAATGCTCGGGCTCGCGGCCGTGCAGGTAATTCGCGGCTACCCGAACCGAACGCCCATGCCGCCGACTATCCCGCCAACCGGGTACCCCGTCGGTTTCGTGGTCATGACCGAAATTACCAAAAAGCGATTGCGAACCAACATCGACAATTTCGCCGGCACGAGTAGCCCGGCGCCGGCACCCGGCCCCGTGACGAGCGAGCAAGGTCAACAACTCGACGTGCAGATTGACGTGTACGGGCCGAGCGCGTCCGAATGGTCGGATATCCTCACGACGCTTTTGCGCGACAATATCGGGTGCGTCGCGCTCGCGCCCGTGTGTCAGCCGCTTTACGCCGACGACCCCATGCGAGCGCCCTTGGACAACGCCGAGCAACAGTACGAGGACCGTTGGATTGTCACGGCCCGGTTGCAATACAACCCCGTGACCACGACGGCGCAGACTTACGCCACGGTCGTCGGGCCGGTCAACACTATCGACGTTAAGGACGACGGCGGGTTTGCGCCGCCATTGCCATAACCTACCCAAAATCGTATTATGCGACTTGAATCACTTATTCTCGGGGTAGCCCCGTGACGCACGTCTAGGACAAAACGACATGACAGCATCAATACCGGCCTCGGCCCTTGCAGACGTTATCCCGGGCGTGTTGGGCGCAGGCGGCAACCCGCTAAGCCTCAACTCGGTTTATTTGACGAACGACCCCTCGATACCGATTGGCACCGTACAGCCTTTCGCGAGCGCAACCGACGTTTCGGATTGGTTCGGGCCCAACGCGGCCGAGACGGTGCTTGCCAACGTCTATTTCGCCGGATTCATCAATTGCACCGTGCTACCCGGTACGCTCTATTTCGCGCAGTACAACACGGCCAATGTGCCGGCGTACTTGCGCGGCGGCAGTGTCGCATCGTTGACGCTCGCGCAGTTGAACGCGCTGTCGGGCACTCTCACCGTGACCATTGACGGCACGCAAGCCGTGTCGGCGGCAATCAACCTGTCGGGCGCGACGAGCTTCACGAATGCCGCGACACTGATACAGGCCGGATTGCAGACGGTCGGCAACGTGTTCGTCGGTACCGCCTCGCAGTTGGCCGGCGTCGTGACAATCGCCTCGACCGTCTCGGGCGAACTGCATATCGGCGACGTGCTGACCGGCGCGGGCGTCGATGGCCCCGCAACCATTCTGTCATTCGGCACGTACACCGTTCTCGCGGGTACCGGCACCGTCAACGTGAGCACGAGCGCGACCGTTACGACCGGCGCCGCTGACGTGACCATTTTGCCGACCGTCACTTACGACACGCTGCGCGATGCGTTCGTGATTACGAGCCCCGTGACCGGCGTCAATTCGACTATTGGGTTTGCGACCGTGGGCGCCCTCGCCACGGGCCTCAACCTGACCGCCGTTGCCGGCGCAGTCACGTCGCAGGGTGCGGCAGCCGTGACGCCGGCCGCGCTCATGGCAATCGTCGTGAGCCAAACGCAAAATTGGTGTACGTTCTTGACCGTCAGCGAACAGACGCTTGCCAACAAAGAGGCGTTCGCCGCGTGGTGCCAAACCCCGGGCGCGCTCAATCGGTATTTGTACGTCGCGCAGGATTCGGACAACTCGCCGACCACGAACCCGAATGCAACCGGTTCGTTCGGCAACATCGTCAACGCGGCCAACGATACGGGCGTAATGCCCGTGTACGATATCAGCGGGTCGGGCGTCATTGCGGCGTTCCAAACCGCGATTGCGGCGTCGATCAATTTCAATCAACAGAACGGCCGCACCGTCGCGGCATTCCGCGGTCAGGCCGGCCTCGTGGCGCAAGTCACCGATCAGACGGTGTACAACAACCTCGTCGCCAACGGGTACAACTGCTATGCCTCGTTCGCGACTGCGAACCAGAAATTTACGCAGAATCAGCCCGGCCAAATCTCGGGCTTGTTCCGTTGGTTCGACACTTTCATCAATCAGGTTTACCTCAACAGCCAATTCCAATTGGCAATCATGAATCTTATGGCGACCGTGCCGGCAGTGCCGTACGTTACCCGCGGGTTCAACCTGATTCGCAACGCGCTCGTCGGCAACGCCGCGACGCAGAACAGCCCGCCGACCGGCCCGATTGAGCAAGGGCTCTATTTCGGTTCGATCGTTAAGGGCGTGTCGTTGAGCGGCACTCAGTCGGCGGCGCTCAACAGCGCGACCGGCGACAGCGGCGCGACGGCCACGATTCAGAACACGGGATGGTATCTGCAAATTCTCGACCCGGGCGCGATCGTGCGCGGGGGCCGCGGTTCGCCGACCATCAATTTTTGGTACACGGACGGCGGCAGCATTCAGAAAATCAGCATGTCGTCGGTTGACGTTCTCTAACGCGGAGCTTGTAGCACATGGCAACCCTTACCTCAGCCAACAGCGAATTCGTCCTCAACATACCGGACGTTTTCGCGGCGCCCGTGATTATGCAAGGCTACGCGACCGACGACGCGTTCGGTTCCGAGGACGTGAACCCCGTCGAGGCCAAAATCGGCGTTGACGGCAAAAAGTCGAGCGGGTTCACGCCCTACCTCGTCAAGATGCTGATTCACATTCAGAGCGACAGCCCGGCGTGCGACATTTTCGACCAATGGAACGGCGCTCTGATTGCGGCCCGCGACGACTTGACGGCCTCGGGCTCGATTTGGTCGCCGTCGCTCGGCAAGGCGTGGACACTCAACAACGGGTCGTTGACGCGCTTCAAACCGATACCGGACGCCAAAAAGATTTTCGAGTCTCGGACGTTCGAGATTACTTGGGAATCGACCCCCGTCACCAACGTTTAACCGGGCAACCGGCGGCGCCACCACGCCGAGGAGTTTGAACCATGCGACGCACAGAGACGTTGACCATACCGGGCACTCGTTCCGAGGCCCCGGGCGAGCGCGACAACGGCAAGGTTTTCGTACTGACCGAAATGGACGCGTACAGCGGGCAGGATTGGGCGTTGCGCGCCCTCCTCGCGTTGGCCGCCTCGGGCGTGCAGTTGCCCGAGGGTGCCCTCGTGAGCGGTATGGCGGGTCTTGCAGGCTTTGGGGTAATGGCCCTGCTACAAGCCCCGTACGGCGCTCTAAAGCCGCTCCTCGACGAGATGCTTGCGCAGGCCCGGTATCAGCACCACGACACCAAGGGCAAAGCCTCGGGCGCGCCGCAGGCTATCCTGCCGGGCCCCAATTGCTGCGTCGAGGAAATCAAGACGTTCCTGACGCTGCACAAGGCGCTGTTGTTCCTGCACACGGGTTTTTCGCCGGCCGTCGCAACCCCGACTTAGGGGCGGCTCTGTTCGCAGCCCGCAACGGCCGTCTGATTGATTACGTGAACTTGCCGCCGCTTATTGGTATGATCGTGTCGGATGGTAAGGCGACGCTGCATGAATTGCAGTCGGTCTACGGCGTTCGCGATGCTTACAATCTAGCTGAGGTTATCAGCGTCGATGCACACAACCGACGCGAGATTGATAAACAGGGCTAGCAGAGCATGGCAACGGTAATCGACAGTCTAGTCGTCCTCCTCGGCCTCGACGGTTCCAACTACAAAAAGGGCCGCGAGACGGCCGAGAAAGAAACCGGCGAAACCGCACGCAAAGCAAAAAGCGCGGCGGACGATATTACTAAATCGTTGGTTGACGTTGGCCGTACCATCGCTAGCCTATTTCTCGGCTTTGAATCAGCTACCGGGTTCGGTAAATGGCTTGCCGGTTTAGCAGTCGGCGAGGCTCAGCTAGGACGTACCGCCAAGTCGATTGGTATGTCGGCCCATGAACTAAATAAATGGGGTAGCGCAGTTGATCTTGCGGGCGGCAACGCTACTGACGCGCAAGCAGCTTTTCGCCAAATAACCGAAGATTTCCAGAAAATGAACACGACCGGCGAGCAATCGCCGTTGTTGCAGTTCATCCGTAATCGTGGCGTTAACATTCGCAATGAGAACGGCGACTTACGAAATCAGGGTGAGATATTCGAGGAATTGGCGGACAAGACAGCGCGTTACGGCGCAGTCTATCAAGCTACGATGTTTCGGCAGGCGGGGCTTAATGAGGGAGAAATACAATACCTAATTCAGTCTAAAGCTCTGCGAGAACAGCAACTAGCACAGGCCGAAAAGAACAACGGAGTTTCCGCCCAAAGCGTGGCTGAAGCTCAACGACTTGAGCAAGAATGGCGCAATGTAACGCAGGAAATTACCAAGGCTGGTCAAGCGGTTGTTAAAGATTTGGCGCCCGCAGTGCTTGGTGTTCTGCACACCGTTTCCACGATTGTCGAGTCGCTTAAATTCGTACATGACTCACTTGTTGGCCCTGATCGTAATAGCCCCGAGGAAGTCGAGGACCGAAAACGCGCGGCCAAAATAAAGTACGCGGATTATATAAAGGCGCACCCTGACGTTATCAAAAATCAGAAAACAACAGATCAAGTCGTACAAGAGGCGGCGGACAAAACTCGATTCGGCGGAGAGATTCCGGCTACCGGAAAGAACAATGATGTAACAGATTTCTACGCGCCGCCCGCCGGCAGCAAGGCCGCACGGTTCAACAACCCGGGCAACATACTCGACGCCGCCGGCAACGAGCGCCAGTACGCGACGCCCGAGGAGGGGCAAGCCGCGCTCGAGCGCGACCTTGCAATCAAGATGCGCCGCGGGCTGCGCACCGTGGACGCGCTCATTACCGCATACGAGGGCAACGGCAAATTCAAAAACGACGTGCCGGCGTACATCGCGGACGTGCGCAAGCAACTCGGTAAAAACAATTTGGACGAAAGCGACATTAAGGCGCTGTCGTACGCGATAGGGCGGCACGAGTCGGGCCCGGGGCTGCAAGCCGGCCCAACGCCCGGCCTCGCGAGTCGCGCCGCGGGCGGCAACGCTCAGAGCGCCGGCAATCAGACAACCGTGTCAGTCGGCACGATTCAGGTTAACGCGCCGAACGCTGACCCCAAGGCCGTAGCCGACCAAGTGCCGGCAGCGATTCAACGTAAGTTCTCGGTTACGCAAGCCGATACGGGGCAGTCATGAGTGTTTCAATTATCACGCAGGGTTGGGGCGCGGGGCTCGGCATTCCGATAACCGTGGTGTTGCCGGAATTCCCGAACGTGGCGTTGCTGCCGGGCGTCCCGCAATTGGCGCGCTCGTTGCTCGTCGAGGCCCTTACGCCGCCCGCGCTCGGCTTTGCCGCGAACCCCGACGTACTTTGGCACGCCACGCAATCGGCGCCCGTGTGGGGCGTGTTCGACGACAACAACAACCTCGTCGTGCAACCTGACTCGGTCATGGATTTCGGTTGGCGCAAGGAAAATCGCATAGGAAATTTCCCGATTCAACAAGGGCAATTCGGCACGTACAACCGCGTCGGGCTGCCGTTCGAGTCGTCGATTACGCTGACCAAAGGCGGCGACCTTGCAAGCCGGTCGATATTCCTGCAACAAATTGACGTGCTCATTGCTCAGTCGAATATCAATTTGTACACGATTCGCACGCCCGAAAAATCGTATGTTGACGTGAGTGTCACACGCGCCGAGCTTTCCCGCCGCGGCAAAGACAACGCGTTTTATTTCGACGTTGAATTGTATTTCATCGAAATCAATCAAGTCGCCGCACAGTACAGCACCGTTGCGACGCCGACCGCGAACGCGCAGCCGCCGAGCGCGGCGCCGGTTATCAATCAGGGTTTGAACAACCCGCAAGAACCGAGCACGGCCGTACAGCAATCAGCATTGACGGCCATAACGCCGCCCGTGCCTACAGGTTAGCCCCATGTTGCAAATACCCTTGAGCGCAGTACCTTCGCAGACTCTAACAATCGTCCTCGACGGGCAGAGTTGTCAGATTGCCGTATATCAAAAGCAACCGATTACCGACGAGTACGGGGTTGCCGCGGGGCTTTTCTTTGACTTGATCGTGGGCGGCGTGCCAGTCATCAACACGGCGCGCTGTCTCGATCGCACACCGATTTTGCAGGACAAGCGATACCTCGTTGACCCGCTCGGCTTGGGCGAATTCATGTTCCTCGACACGCTCGCGACGCAGGGCGGCCCGCCCACGTTCAACGGCGCGCCCCCGTATTACACGGGGCTCGGCACGCAATTCGTATTGCTATATCTCACGGCGGCCGATTTGGCCTCGGTAGGCGCGAGTGAGTAGTTACACGGTCAAAAATCTGCGCGTCACATTTACATTGACGAACAGCAACGCAGTGTTCCCGGGAACCAAGGCAAACCAATTGCAGGTTACAGGGCTGCGTATGTCCGTGACCGTCAAGGGCGCGGGGCTGCCGGCGTTTCCCGAGGCGTCAATTAGAATTTACGGCATGGCCCAACAAGACATGAACGCGCTTGCAATCGTGTCCGTGCAGGGCGGCAAGCCCGAGTACACGTTCAACACCGTACAGATTGAGGCCGACAGCGGCAACGGTTTCTCGTTTATTTTCTCGGGCCAAATCTATCAGGCCGGCCCCGACTACAGCGGCGCGCCCGACGTGTGCTTGTTCGTTCACGCGCAGTCGGCGGGGTTCGACCAACTCACGCCGGCCAACCCGACGAGCTACCCGGGTACCGCAAACGTCGCGGATATCGTGAACAACATCGCGTCGAAAATGTCGATGGCATTCGAGAACGACGGCGTTACCGGTACGCTCACGAACGCGTATTACTCGGGCACGCTCACGAACCAATTGCGCAAAGTGTGCAAGGACGCCGGCATATACGCCTCAATCGAAAATCAAAATTTGCTCGTCATATCGCCGGCCGGCCTCGCGCGTACGAATGTGCCCTCGTGGGTTCTGTCGCCAACGTCGGGCCTCGTGGGATACCCGGAAGTGCTCGGCAACGGGTACCTCAACGTGCGGTCGATTTTTAACCCGGCGTTTCGGCAGAACGGGCCGATTGCGATTCAGGGTAGCGACGTTGTGATTGACCCGCAATTGCCCAAGACGCTCAACACGCTCGCCGACGGCAATTGGATTATTGGCCCGCTGACGCATTTGTTGGAATCGAACAAGCCGCAAGGGCTTTGGTTTACCGATATGAAATTGTACCCGCCGAACGCAGTGCCCGCAGCATGAGTACCGCAGTAGGCCAAGCGAACCCGTTTAGCGATGCGAGCGAGTTCAACATGCTCGACTTTATCATCGCGCGCGCAACCGATGAAATGCAGACGGTTTCTATAGGCCAAGTCAGCGCGGTCAACACGGGCGCGCAAACTGTCGATGTTCAAATTTTGGTCAACCTCGTGACGGGCGCTAACACGCCAGTCGAGCACGAGGTTATTGCCGGCCGGCCGTACTTCCGATTGCAGGGCGGCGGCAACGCGATCATATGCGACCCGGTCGTCGGCGACATTGGCGTCGTTGTGTTTGCCTCGCGCGATATCACGGGCGTCGTCGCGGCCAAGGGCGCGGCCAACCCGTCGAGCAATCGCCGGTTCTCGTGGTCAGACGGCATTTACCTCGGGGGCATTCTCAACGGCGCGCCGACGCAATACTTGCAGTTCTTGGCGGCCGGCGGGGGCGTCAACATCGTTTCGCCGGGCACCGTGGCGATTCAAGCGCCGGCCACGACGAACAGCGGAACTCTAAACGTCGTCGGCAACACGACGCTACAAGCAACCCTCGCAGTGACCGGAACAAGCACGCTTACAGGCGCGGTAACGGCGCCGGGCGGCATTACCACGACAACCATTGCCGGCGCCTCGGCTGTGTTCTCGGGCAGTGTCACGGCCTCCTCGTTCATCGGCGGGGGCGGCGGGGGCAGCGTTACGAGCGTCGGCATTTCGACGCCGGGCGTTGGCGTGGTCGTGGGCGGCGGCCCCATCACAACCGCCGGTACTTTGACCGTCGATTTGTCCTCGACAGCGTATGCCGCACTCGCGCTCGCGGTCACGGCCCTGCAATCAATCTCGATAGCAACCGGTACGGGATTGACCGGCGGCCCTCTACACGCCAGCGGCAGCACGGTTGCGCTAGCGAATACTGCGGTAACGGCCGGTAGCTACACAAGCGCCAACATAACTGTTGACGCGCAGGGGCGTCTGACAGCGGCGTCAAATGGTAGCGGCGGATCAACACCCGTGCCGGGAACTATTCCCAACCTTTTATATTGGTTTCAGGCCGATCTAATTACAGTGGATTTTCTCCCGGTATTGCCCAATTCTAGCAGTATTCCGCAATACGTTCCCACGGCGGCCGGTTCGGGGGCGACGGGACTTGCATCAACTCTCAATAGCAAAAATGTTGTTAGCTTTCCCGGCGGTTCGACAGGTGATTATGATTTTCCCTCAACAGGCCCCAATGGTTTTTTGCTACATAACAGCACCACATTTATGGTGTTTAAACCGACAATCGTGTCAGGCGTTGGGCAAAATTTTCATACGGGCGGAAGCGGCTCATTAGAGGTTGATATTGATGCCTCGGGACAGCTTCAAATCGTCAAAAGTTTAATTGCCATCATCGGTTCTAGTACCGTCACATTAGCGACGGGGGTATGGTTCCAAGGCAATGTGACGTACAATGATACGACAGGCGCGTACGCTTTTCGGGTTGCTCAGACAGCCGCGGGCAGCGGTACGAATGTTCAAGGTATTACGGCAGCCAATTTGCATATAGGTTACGTGCCCGGTTTCGCATTTTATTTGAATGGGTCATTAGCAGAATTGATTGTTTATAATCGCGTGTTAACTCCGACCGAAGTTACTAACGTCGAGGCATATTTACACACGAAATGGGGCGTATGACATGGCCGCACCGTTCTCAACACTCTTGCTCGACGTTGGCTTGTGGGACTTGACACTTGACGCGTTTGGCAACATCGCGGTTGCCGCGCCGCCGTACGCCATTGCGCAGGACGTAGCGAGCGCGTGCCGCACTGTGCTTGCCGAGGTATATTATGACGATACGCTAGGCGTCGATTACTTCGGCCAATTGTTCGGAAAGACGCCGCCCGCGTCGGTGTTCCAAGAACAGTTTGTTACCCAAACGTTGACCGTGTCGGGGGTCGTCACAGCGACGTGCATTATTGAGTCGTACTCGGCGACGACGCGCGAGACAGACGGGCAAGTTATTTTTACCGACGTGAACAATCAGACGCAGACAGTGAGCTTGTAACATGGCAAACACAACCAACGTACCGACGCCGGTATTTACACCAACGGGGCTCGTGCTGCCGCAAGAGGCGGCGATTTTGGCCGGCGTGCAGCAAGATTACAACGCAGCGTTCGGCGGCAATCTCAACCCGCAGTTGACGAGCCCGCAGGGTCAACTGTGCTCCTCGACGACGGCAATGATTGCGAACGGCAACACGGTATTCGCCACTTTTGTCAATCAGATTGACCCGGACACGGCGACGGGGTTCATGCAAGACGCGATAGGCCGTATCTATTTCATGAATCGCAACCCGGCTGTGCCCACGACGGTCAACGTGTTGTGTACTGGCGTTCTCGGTACCGAAATTCTCGTTGGGTCGCTCGTGCAGGATACGAGCGGCAACATTTACTCATGCACGCAGGCGGGCGAAATTCCGATTGGCGGCTCGATTACGCTGCCGTTCGCCAACGTCGTTGCAGGGCCGACCGCGTGCCCGGCGAACACCGTAACCAAGATTTACCAATCTATCAACGGTTGGGAATCGGTCAACAACGTCTCGCCCGGCACCGTCGGCAGTAACGTCGAATCGCCGGCAGCGTTCGAGTATCGCCGCAAGCAATCGGTCGGTATCAACGCGCAGGGTTCCATTCCCGCCGTGTACGCGGCCGTGTTCGCAGTGCCCAACGTTATCGACGTGTTCGTGACTCAGAACAACACGAGCGCCACGATTTCGGGCCCACTCAACGGCAACCCCAATTCGACGAGCTACCCGGTAGCCCCGCATTCAATTTACGTCGCAGTGACCGGCGGCGCGGCCCTCGCGGTCGCTACGGCCATTTGGCAAAACACCAACGTCGGCGCGGCGTACCCGCCGATATTCGCCGGCACGGGTTCGCAGGCGGCGACCGTCGTGACAATCGCCTCGACCACGTCGGGGTATATCGAGGTTGGCATGACCCTCAACGGGGCCGGCGTCTCAGCCAATAGCGTCGTTACTTCATTCGGAACGTACACGCAGGCGTTGGGCACGGGTACCGTGAACGTCAGCACGTCGGGCAGCCACGGTACGGCGGCTGTGACGGGGCAGCAAATCGGCAGCGCAGGCGCGACACTCGTGTCGGAAGTCGTGCAGGACACGAGCGGGTACAGCGTGCCAATCCCGCAATATACGGTCAACTACATCAACCCCGCGAGCACGCCGATATTTTTTGCGGTCACGCTCGCGGCCTCGGCGTTGTTGCCGGCGAACATTCACTCGCTCGTGCAGCAAGCCGTTATTGCGCAATTCACGGGGCAGGCGCAGGGCTCGCTGCGTGAGCGTATCGGTGCGCAAATTCTCGCGTCTCGATACTTCGGCCCGGTCCAAGCGATCGGCCCCGAGGTTTCGATTTTGACAATTACGATTGGGTTCAACTCGTCCGTCGGCAACGCGTCGTTGCAAATGGGCGTTGACCAAGAGCCGACAATTTCAGCGGTTAACATCACGGTAATACCATGAGCTTTCGGGGCCGCGCGCCACTACTCAGCCCGAGCGAACTGGCATATTTTGCCGGCGCAGCAAACACGGGGTTTGCGTATACCGTTGGGTCGGGCAATTTCACGAACACCAATTCGTCGGGTTCGTATCTATCAATATTCTCGGTCAATGCCTCGGGGCCTGAAACTGACAACGTGTATGTCGGTTTCGACGTGGGGCTTGTCTCGGGTAATGTAACGGCGATTTTTGTTGGCTTTGCCCTCGACGCGACGCATTACTTGACCGCGTCGCCGGGCAGCATAAGCGACCCCGGGTTTTTGAACGAGGTTGTATTCGCTGTCAACAATGGCGCGGGCGAGACACGGTACACGTTGCCAATTTCGCCGCCGATTCCGTATAACACAAGTTCGGCATTTCTGACGCAATACCTGTCTATCTCGGGCACTGTCGCCTCGGTTTACGCGATCGACCTAAACACGGGATTGCTTACTTTTTGCGCCTCGCAAGACGTATCAGCAATCGTCAGTGCGGCCACGTTACAAACATGGTCGGCCGGCGGTTACTTTGTGGGCAACGGCGTCACGACCACGACAATCAAAAATTGGGTATGGGGCCCGAACTCAGATTTGTTGCCTGTCACCGTGCCCAACGTCGTCGGCGAAATGCAGGCGGCGGCCGAGGCGGATATCGTCGCGGCCAATCTAACTGTCGGCACGATTATAGGTGCGTTCAATCCCGCGCCCGCGGGACAAGTCATAAGTCAATCGCCGGCCCCGGGCACGCTTGTTAATCACGCTACGCCCGTCGATATTGTTGTGTCGGCAGGCTCAAGCGATACGACGGTACCCGATCTTACCAACGCCTCAATTTCTGTAGTTGTACCCGCGCTTTTGTCTGCCGCGGATTTGGTCATAGGTACAATCACGTATCAGGCTAGCGGCGTAATTATTGCCGGCAATGTCATAAGCCAATCGCCGCTGGCCGGCGACGTTGTGATTGTCGATACTCCCGTCAACGTGGTCGTGTCCTCGGGATTGCCGGCGCTCACGGTTCCCGATTTGTTCGGGCTCACGCAGACGGACGCAATCAACCTGTTGTTGTCGCTCGGCCTCGTGCCGGGTGCGATCGGTTCGGCGCCGTCGAAATTTGTGCCGCCGGGCGAAGTGCAAGCGCAGAACCCGAACGCAGGCGCGGCGGTTGCTGTCGGTACCATCGTCTCGTTCGTGTTGTCGCAGGGTATACCCGCGGTCGGCACTCTGTTCGATTTCGAGGCAACGGTTATTTCGCAGTATGCGAACTCGCCGACGATTTTGCAGCTAGTCAACAACCTCAATCAGTACATTGACCAATCGGCGAACTTCGCTAACTTTTTCAATTTCGTTTGGAATGTTGACACGGCTGTCGGTTTCGGCCTCGACATATGGGGCAAAATTGTTGGCGTGTCGCGGCTGTTGCAAATTCCGAATACGACCGATTACGTTGGGTTCTATCAGTCGAGCGAATCGCAGCCCGCTCAGGATTGGACGCCGGCCGGTTCCGATCAGCCGCCGTACAACAACCCGCCCGTCGGCGGCGCGTTCTACACGGGGCACAATGCCACGACGGCGTATTTGCTGCCTGACGATTCTTACCGGCAATTGATTCTCGCAAAGGCGTTCGCGAATATCGCCACGACGACCGCGCCGGCAATCAATCAGATTTTGCAGAATCTCTACGGGCAGGGCACGGCATTCGTGCTCAACACGGGCCCAATGGCGATTTCGTACAACCTGACGTTTACGCCGACCGCAATTCAACTCGCGATTCTGGAACAATCCGGGGTCATTCCCACGCCGCCGGGCGTTTCTGTTACCATAAATACCAACGTCTAGGGCTAGCTGACCATGTCAAGCACACTCGTAACACCGCTATTGATCGCGCAACCGTTCGGTTTTGGCGCTGCCAACCCTACGTTCATCAATTTGCCGATTCCCGTGCCGTCGCAGATTTCGACCACGGTTAACGCGGCGTCGTTTACAGACGGGTTCCCGCCGAACACCATGACCCCCGAGGCGTCGGGCGGCCTGCCATTCTTTGGGCAGGACATGAACGGTATTTTGTGGATGGTTTCGGCGTATTGCGCGAACTTCGCGGCCGGCGCTCTGCCGAAATACAACGCGACAATGTCAAGCACGATTACCGGCTATCCGCTCGGCGCAGTGTTGAACGCAACGGGCCCGGCCGCCGGCACCAATAGCCAATGGGTAAATCTCGTTGACGGCAACACCACGAACCCGGACACGGGCGGCGCAGGTTGGGCCCCACTCGGCGGCGTCGGCGGCATACAGGTTGCGCTGTCCTCGACCAACGTGACTCTGACGGCACTGCAATCTGCATTGCCGTTTCTTGAATTTGTCGGCACCCTTTCTGCCAACGTCAACGTGATATTCCCGGCCAACGCGGGTCAATCGTGGATTACCTCGAATGGATGCTCGGGCGCATTTACCGTTACGCTCAAAACCGCGAGCGGTACAGGCGTCATCATTCCGGCCACGGGTACCGCTGCGCCCACGACGATTTACGGCGACGGCGTGAACATTCAAACCACAGGCGTTAGCACGGCCGGCCTCGCGCCGATCAATTCGCCCGCGCTGACAGGAACGCCGACGGCGCCGACGGCCTCGCCCGC